TTTCGCGGGTCGAACTTTTTAGGGAGATTGAATATGGCTTTGACACTTGCAACGGTCGAGCAGGCGATAGAAGGACTGCTGACAGGATCGCAATCATTTACGATTGACGGCCAGACGTATACGCAGGTTGCACTTGGCCCGCTGATGGAAATGCGCAAGCAACTTAAACGCGAGGGCGGAGCGGGCAGTGCACACCCATTCGGCTTCAGGATGACACGACTGAAGCCACCGGAGCATTAACCTATGGCAACGAAAAAAACAGCGAGCACGAATAAGCCGGTACAATCGAGCGCAAAAGCAAAGCGTCCGATTTTTGACGCGGACACCGCAAGCCGAAAAAGCATCCGGGCCGGATATGATGTATCCCGCACTACCGACGAAAACGAAAACCTCTGGAAAGGCGTGGATAGCCTGTCCGCCGCCGAGGCGAACAGCCCGACGGTTCGAAAGATCATCCGCAATCGCGCCCGATATGAGACTGCAAACAATTCCTATGCCTGCGGTATTGTGGACACACTCGCAGCCGATACCGTTGGACCCGAAGTACAACTCCAGTTGGGCGACACCGACTTGGCGCAGAAGACAGAACAGGACTTTATGAGGTGGGCTAAGGCCGTGAACCTGTGGGCAAAACTGCGGACAATGCGTCGCGCAAAAGCTATCGACGGCGAGGTTTTCGGAATGCTGGTCACAAACCGCAAGGTGATGAATCGCGTCAAACTCGATTTGCGCCTGATCGAATGCGACATGGTGGAATCGTGGGGCGGAATGCAAAACGAGCAAGAGATTGACGGCATCCGCTTCGACGAATGGGGCAACCCGGTTGAGTACCGCGTTTTGAGCTCTCACCCTGGAGACTATCGCCGTTTTCTCAAGTCGATGAAGGGCAACTGGATCAAGGCCGAGTTTATGATCCATTATTTTCGAGCTGTTCGCCCCGGACAGGTTCGAGGCATTTCCGAGCTGACGCCTGCTCTTTCGCTGTTTGGTGAGTTGCGACAGTTTACCAAGGCGGTAATTATGGCAGCATCCCGCGCTGCCGAAATATCTGGCGTGATGCAAACAACCCTGCTCCCAGAGAACGTTGCTGCCGAGTTGTCGGACCCTTTGACCATGATCGAGATTGCCCGGAATAACCTGATCAGTCTGCCGGAGGGTTGGACCATGGCGCAACTCAAGGCCGAGCAACCCGCTACTACGTATAAGATGTTTAAGCAGGAAATTATCAACGAAGCCGCACGCTGTGTGTCGATGCCTTACAATATCGCCGCTGGAAATTCCAGCGAATACAACTATGCCAGCGGGCGAATGGATCACCAGACCTATGATGGTGGGATTCGCGTCGAACGTGCCGAGCTTGATCACGACGTTCTGGACCGCGTTTACGCCGCATGGATCTCTGAATATCAAACCGTGTCGTCTATGACCGCGAAGGAAACAAGCGAGGTCATGGACCACGAATGGCACTATGCAGGGCGAGGGCATGTTGACCCACTCAAGGAAGCAAACGCCGATAAAACGCGCCTTGCAAACGGAACGCTCACGCGCGCCAGGTATTGGGCGAAACAGGGGGCTGACCACAAACGCGAAACGACGCAGTGGATTAGAGAGCGAGTGGAGGCTGAGGTTGAATGGAACAAGCAGCGCGAGTCAGCAGGACTTGCGCCTGCACCATTTGAAACTGGCGAGGGTCAAGAGGTGATGGTAGACGAAGTTGAAGATTCAGCCGCAAACGACACAAACAAAGGAACTGAAGATGAAGGATAAATCTAAGCCGCTTATTGCAATCGTACCATGCAAAATCATTGCCGCAAAAGACGAGGAAGGAAACGCAAAACTTCCAACCATCGAGATTGAAGCCTACAACGGCGGAGTCATGAGCGTCGGGTATTGGGGCCCGGTAGTAATCAACCTTGACGGACTCACCTCTGGCGAATCAGTGCCAATCTTGTACGCGCACAACACCCAAAGCGTTGAGGCTATCTTGGGGCAGACCACGGCAATCGTGAACGACAAAAAAACGATCAAAGTTTCGGGCGTAGTTATGTCGGACAGCGTGACGGCCAAAGACGTAAAAACGCTGTCAGCAAATGGGTTCAAGTTCCAAGCAAGCGTCGGAATTTCTACGGAAAAATACAGCGAAGTCGAGGCGGGCGCGGTCGTGGACGTAAACGGGCAGTCCTTAACCGGACCATTTACTTTGATCGACGCAGGAAAATTTAACGAAGTGTCGGTTGTACCGATGGGAGCCGACGGAAGTACCTCGGCCAAAATCGCAGCAGAACAAAAACGCGCAACGAATGCGCAAAACGAAGAGGGAGTCACTATGAAGGTAGACAAAGACGGGAAGCCCATTGTGGCTACCGAAAATGATGGGCAACCCACGGCGGAGAGCATTCGCGCCGCAGCGGTTGTGGAGCAGGTACGAATCAGCGACGTAAGCAAAGTAGCGAAGGATCACCCGGAGATTGCGGCTCAGGCCGTGAAAGACGGATGGGGAAAAGACGCAACGGAGCTCGCAGTCGTCAAAGCCGAACTTGCCGCAGAGAAAAAGCGTGGCGAACGACCCGACGTGCCGAATGTTGTTGGGTTTGGAAACAAGGAAGTCACCTCCGACATTTTAGCCGCCGCCGTTTCGATGCGCGCAGGGCTGAAGGATGCGGAGAAGACCTACGGCGCCGAAACCTGCCAGAAGGGCGTTGACTTGAAACTTCACAGTTTCACCGATTTGATTCGGGCAGGTCTTGCGGCTTCTGGAAAGCAGCTCACCTCGACACGCCATGAGACGCGTGATTTCTTGCAGGCAGCTTTCTCGACGCGCGACATTGCGAACGTGTTGAGCAATGTTGCCAACAAGTTTATCAACGAGGGCTATGGCATGGTTGAGCAGACTTGGCGCGAAGTTGCCGCCGTCCGTCCCGTTGTTGACTTCAAGGCGAATACCGGCGTTCGGATGATCATGTCGAACTTGCTCAAAAACCTCGGCCCCGGCGGAGAGATTAAGCACGGAGGGTTGTCGGACGAAGCTCGCACGGTTCAGGCCGACACAAAGGCACTGATGATCGGCGTGAGTCGCAAAGACATCATCAATGATGACTTGGGAGTCCTGTCGGATATTCCTCGCCGTCTTGGTTATGCCGCGGCTCGCACGTTCAACACGGACTTCTGGACGGCATTTGAAGCCGCAGTTGCAGCCGCGTTTACGTCCGATCACAAGAACACGACCACGGGCGCACTGACGATCACGACTCTTGCGGCGGCTGAAAAGCTGTTTCTCGGTCTGACCGATCAAGACGGCAACCCGCTCGGGACAGAGGCTTCGACTCTGCTTTGCGGATCAACCGCCTACACTTCCGCACGCGAGATCTTCGCGAGCACGGTAGTGACAAACGGGACCACGAGCAAAGTGTCGAACGCGAACATTTACGCAAACATGTTCAAACCTGCGTTTTCGCGCTACCTGACGGCGGCTCCGTGGTATCTGGTTTCCAACCCGATGGGAGTTCCGCTGATGGAGGCGTCGTTCCTCAACGGGCGCGAAGAGCCTTTTGTTGAGACCGCTGATGCGGACTTCAACACACTGGGCGTTCAGATGCGCTGTTACTACGACTACGGCACGGATTTTGCCGAATGGCGCGCAGGCGTCCGCTCAACTGGTGGGTAATCAATAACGGGTGGTGCGCGCCTCATTGTTGAGGCCGCACCCCACACTAAAAAAAGAGAAGGAGAAATATCATGAGTCAAGGAACTTACATCAAAAGCGGCGTTGAAGCCGTTGACTATACGCCTGTGTCTGCTGTAGCCGCTGGTCAAGTAGTCGTGCAGTCGCGTCTTGTAGGCATTGCAAAATCGCCTATTGCTGCCGGGGCACTCGGAGAGCTGGCGATTGCTGGCGTATTCGATGTGGATCAGGCCGCAGAAATCATCGCAGCGGGTGCGCCCGTTTATTGGGATGCTGATGGCGATTCCGTGGGTGGCGAAGCTGGCGAAGGTGCAGCGACGGCAACCGTGACCGATAACGTGTTTATGGGGTTTGCTTTGGCGCTGACCGCCGCCGCAGATTCCACGGTGCGTATTGCTTTGCAGTCCGCTCCTGTTGATCTGGACACCG